GACTCGCAGTCGATTTCAGCCACCGGGGCCGCGAATTCGACGATGGACATGCCGAGCGCCGACGCGGCCGACTTGACGAGCGCCCGGAGGGCCGTCTCGTGCATCTGAACGTCGCCGCCGTATTCGAGCGGTGGCGCGTTCCGGGGAGACCGCGCCCAATCGACCATCACCAAGTATGTCCAAAGCGGGGCACAAGTCGAACGGCAGAACTTCGGCGGCGACTCCCGCGATCAACGCGCGTTTCTCGCGTGGTCGTCAATGTGGCTTTCGGCCTGTCGGAACGCGACGAAACCGGGCGGCACGCTCTGCTGCTTCATCGACTGGAGACAACTGCCGGTGATGACCGACGCCGTGCAAGCGGGCGGTTGGATTTGGCGGAATATCGGCACATGGTGGAAGCCCGGCGTTCGGATGCAGCGGGGACGGTTCAGCGGGTCGGCGGAATATCTCGTTTACGGCACGAACGGGCCGAACGACTACGACGGCGAGAAGTCCCCGCAGAACGTGTTCTCCTGTCAGCCCGTGACCGGCGACGACAAGGAACACATAGCCGAGAAACCGATGGCCGTGATGCAGTGGGCGATTTCCGTAACTCCGAAGGACGCCGTGATCCTCGACCCGTTCGCCGGTTCGGGAACCACGGCAAAGGCCGCGATGCAAGAAGGCCGTTCCTGCATACTCATCGAACAAGACCCCCACTACTGCGACATCATCCGCCGCCGCGTTCGCGAGGCCGACGGCGCGGCCCCCGGCACGCTGTTCCGCGAGGTCGCCAGACGCGAGAGCCTGTTCGCCGATGAACCCGAACCGGAGGTCGCCACAAAATGAAAGACACCAACTACTCCACCCGGCAGATCATGCTCGCCTGGTGCCACCGCGAAGGCTGGCTATCGGCAGAGGAAATTGCGGACTTCCTGAAACTGGATCGCGGCAAGAACGCGAACGACGCCGACCCGCTGATCGATGGCGCTCACGACGCGACGAGGACATTCTCCGACCGCGTGAAATTGGGTCTTGCGAAAAGGAGGGCGGGCGGAATTTCAAAATGAGCAGTAAGATTATGGCCACTATGCCACCACGAAAACGGAACGACAAGCCTAGCCAACTTTATCGCTGGCGGCTCAAGCACAAGTTGCTTCAACGCGAGGCCGCGAAGCTGTTCGGCGTCTCGTTCTCGACCTATCGAAGGTTGGAACTCATGCCGACGCTTCCGAAGAAATACGCGCTCGCGTTCCAAACCGTGAAAGCGAATCTCCCCGGCTAGGAAGGAAAAAGTTCAATTTGGTTCGGTTTCTACTCTTGATTTCTTAATGTCCAAAATGAACAATAAGGAAGTTGGAATCAGGTCCAACAACAGTTCACAAGAGAGGAGGGTTTGATTCCGATGGAAGTCCTCAGAGGCAAAGTCCGCTTGCCGCCGCGAGTCGTGCTGTACGGGGTGGAGGGGATCGGAAAGAGTACGTTCGCGAACAACGCCCCCAAGCCCATTTTTCTCCCGACCGAAGACGGACTCGGCGAGATCGACTGTGAACGGTTGCCACTGGCGACCAGTTACCAGCAGTTCGTCGATAACCTCGGCTGGTTGTGCCAAGACAAGCACGAATACCAGACGTGTGTCATCGACACGCTCGACTGGCTCGAAAAGTTGATTTGGGCCGACGTGTGTCGGGCCAACAACAAGAAGTCCATCGAAGAAATCGGGTACGCGAAGGGCTATCACTTCGCGCTCGACCAATGGAAGGAGGTCATTGCCGGACTGGATTATTTGAGGCGCGAGCGGGGCATGGCGGTCATCCTGCTGGCGCACGCCAAGATCGAGAAGTTCAACGATCCGGAATCGCAGGCTTACGACCGGTATACGCTCGCGATTCACAAGTTCGCGGACGCCTACGTTCGCGAGTGGTGCGACGCCGTCCTGTTCGCTTCGCGCAAGAAGCGGATCGAAGTCCAAGATGTCGGGTTCAACAAGACCCGAGCCATCGCCAAACCGGTCGGTGGCGATGGTGGCGAGCGGGTCATTCGTGCGAACGAAAGCCCGGTCTGCTCCGCGAAAAACCGATTCGGCATCACGGGCGAGATTCCCCTTTCGTGGGAAGCGTTCGCCCAAAACCTGTCTTGAAAACCCAACCTGCAAAACACAACCACAAACGAGAACAAAACATGAGCATTTTGCAAGACGGATTCAATGCGGACGAAGTCGCTCCGTCAACCGGATTCGATGCGATCCCGCCAGGCAAATACAAGGCGGTCATCGCGGAATCGGAGGAAAAGAAGACGAAGAAGGGAGACGGCTCCTACCTTCAACTGACGTTCACCGTCATCGAGGGCGAATTCGAGAACCGCAAACTCTGGGCGCGGCTCAACCTCAACAACCCGAACGATCAAGCCGTCAGCATTGCTCGTTCCGAACTTTCGGCCATCTGCCGGGCCGTCGGCGTCCGGCAAATCAAAGATCCGTCGCAACTCCATGACATCCCGCTGTTGATCCGCGTTTCGTCGAAAGCCGACGACAAGGGCGAACTCCGCAACGAGATCAAGGGATATGAGCCGGCGAATGGGACGGCGACGGTTACGACCAAGCAACCGGTGGCGGCCACGGCCGGCGGCAAGGCCCCTTGGGCGAAGAAGTAAGAGAAGGAGAAAGGATTGATTCCCGTGCGGGCCGGGTATGGCCCGCACGTTTTCCAAGGTGGTCACGCTCATGAATCTCCGCTGGTATCAACTCGAAGCCATCGAGAAGGTTTACAAGTATCTCCGCGAGCGGGCGGGCCATCCTTGTATCGTGCTGCCCACTGGCGCGGGCAAGACGCCGGTACTGGCACAACTGTGCCACGACGCGGTGATTCGTTGGGATGGAAGAGTGTTGGTGGTGTCCCATGTCAAGGAATTGCTCGAACAGTCCGCCAGCAAGATTCAGTACTTGTGTCCGACCGTGAACGTCGGGCTTTACTCGGCCGGGCTGAACAGTCGAGACACCGCGAACCCGATCATTGTGGCTGGGATTCAAAGTATCCATGACAAGGCAGCAATTCTCGGCCGATTCGATCTTCTCATCATCGACGAGGCCCACCTCATTCCCGCGTCCGGCGACGGCATGTATCGGGAACTCATTGCGGCCCTGCTGGAGCTCAATCCCGATCTCCGAATTATCGGCCTGACCGCGACGCCGTTCCGCCTGGACTCCGGCCCGATCTGCACCCCCGACGGGATCTTGAACGAGGTCTGTTACGAAGTCGGAATTCGGCCGTTGATCGCGCAGGGGTTCCTTTCCAAACTCATTGGCAAGGCCGGCGTTCAATCGGTCGATACGCGATTCTTGAAAGTCGTTCGCGGGGAATTCGAACAAGAGAAACTGGAAGCGGCCTACGATGCGATTCTTGATTCCGCCATTCAGGAAATCATTGAGAAGACACTAGATCGGAAGTCGGTACTCATCTTCACGCAGAACGTCGCACACGGCAAGAAGGTCGCGGAAGCGTTGCGGGATGTGCAACGAAAAATCTTTAACAAGGGACGAGAAGAGTTAAAGCCCGCATTGTCATTGTTTGACATTCCCGCCGATCCAGTTCCCGAACTCAATACTCTTGTCGCGGCCGACTGGCTTGAGGAGAACGAACATCCCGTCGAGAACCTCCGCTTCTGCCTGGACAACCTCTATTCGGTTGGTGAAGTTTACGGCGGGACAAAGCACCGCGATGAGATATTAGAGAAGTTCAAGTCGCAAAAAATCAAGTATCTCGTCAATGTCAACGTTCTTACGACCGGCTTCGATGCCACGAACGTGGATTGTGTGGTGTTGTTGCGATCAACGGTTAGTGGTGGTCTCTTCTATCAAATGTGCGGAAGGGGATTCCGCATCCATGAAGGCAAGGGAAATTGTCTCGTTCTCGACTTCGGCGAGAACATCCTCCGCCACGGTCCGGTGGACTTGTTGACGACGAAGACCGTGAAAAAATCTTCCGCTCAAGAACCCGTCGCGAAGGTGTGCCCCGAGTGCCGGACAGTGAACGCGGGAGGCGTCCGCAACTGCGTGGATTGCGGGTATGCGTTTCCATTTGAGGATCGGGGTTCGTCCAGCACACTCAAGGGAAACGCCGATTCCTCCGATCCCGTCAGCAATCCGAACAAGGTGGAAACGCACACGGTCGATCACGTCACCTATCACGTTCACACGAAGAAGGACGCCGACGAGACCGCGCCCAAAACGATGCGGGTAACGTATCACTTGGACCTTGCAAGCGTTGTCAACGAGTGGGTTTGCGTGGAGCATGAAGGATTTGCCCGACGCAAAGCCTTAGCTTGGTGGGCCGCACGTTCACGTTTCCCGATGCCTGAGACCGCCCTCGAAGCGGTTCAGTATGCCGAACATGGTTTGCTTGCCGGCACCATCTCAATCGAGACCAAGAAGAACGGAAACTTTAACGAGATTGTTGATGCGGAGTTGGAAGAGAAGCCGTTCAAGTGCGATCCTTGCCCCGAGTGCGAGAAAGAAAACCTCCGCGTCATCGTTCCGTGCGATCCGCCGCAACTGGGCAAGATAGTCTGCGGATGGTGCAACCATTACTTCAAGTGGGCATCGAAGGCAGAAGTCGAGTTTTACGGCCTGTTCAACGGCGAGGAAGAGAGGATCGGATTGATATCGAAGTCGGTCCTCTCAACCGTGGAGGAATATTCCACGCCGGCTGATAACCCGTTCTGAGAAGTTAATAGTTTGTGTCACCCACTCTCGAATGGAATCCAAGCCCAATGTCCGACACGCTCTCAATCGCCCGCTGGTACGTCGCTCAAGGAATCTCGGTCATCCCCGTGAAGGCGGACGGCTCGAAGTCCCCTCTCTTGTCGGGGTGGCGGAAGTTCTCGACTGAACTCCCCGACGATGCCACACTCGAAAAGTGGTTCGGAACGTCTCAACTTGTCGGCATCGGCGTTCCGGCCGGCCCTGCCAGTGGCAATCTACTCATCCTCGCATGAGGTCCGGTTCCCACGGGAATTTCGTCACGGCCGCAATTTGTTGGGAGTCGTCCGGGTCGCCTTGCCCGACGTACCGGCCGTTGATGAGTTCCGCTTGGAGTTTGACCGGCGTCTCCTTGAATCTCCCCTTGCCCTTCAAAAGTCTCTTCGTCTCCTTCGGCTCGTCGTTCGGTGGGCCGAATTCGATCAAGATTTCGCAGAACGCGGGAAGTCCGCCCGATCCACGGCTCGACACGAATTGCTCGCCGCCTGATTTCCGCGTGTGGTGGACAAGAAGGACGGCCGCGCCCTCCTTGCACGTCTCCCACAGCGGCATCAGGGCTTCCTCAACCTGCCCGGCGTCGTTCTCTTCGCGGACCGGCCACATCTTCGAAAGCGTGTCGAAAACCACGAGGTCGAATTGGTGTTTGCGGATCTCGCCGGCCAGCACCTTGAGATAGTCACGCCACTCGGCCATCGTCGGCCGCATCTTGAACGGCCGGCACGCCATGCCGACATGGTCCCCGATCAAGAGCTCGTCGCGCCGGTCTGCCCAGATGCTCTCGTGCTCTTCGGAGACGTAAAGGACGCGCGAGGCATTGACGGGTTGGCCCAGGAATTGAGAATCGGAACCACTCAGGGCCTTCAATAGGTGAGAAAGAAGGGTGCTTTTCCCGGATTTCCAGAGCGCCGAGAGTAGCGTGATTCCACCCCGCGCCAGATACCCGTTCCAAATCCACTTCACGTCGTCGGGTTGCGCGGAGAGTTCGCTCATCCATTTGAAGCAACGGACTTCGACAGGGCCAGCATCCTTAACGACTTCAACGGTGGCAGGCTGCGAAAACGGAAATACTGGCTTCCCGTCAGGAGTTCCCAACTTCATCGAGAATCCAGACAGATCAACCGCGTGGCCGTGGGCCGACATCCCCGGCCGTTCGCCGTAGCCGAGTTTGTGAAGTTCCTTCGCGGCCTCGGAATAGTTGCCGGCGTGTTTCAGGGCCGCATAGGCCGCGAAGCGGGAGTAT